CAACAACTACCAAAATGCGTTGCGTGATATGATGACCAACACCATCATTCCTCTTTGTTCGGAGTTGAGGGATGAACTAAATAGGTGGCTATTGCCTATCTATGGTGAGGATGTTTATATCGATTTTGATATAACTGCTATACCAGAGATGCAGCAAGATATGGAGCGTATGTCACGCATCTTGCAAAACGCAAATTGGTTGACAATGGATGAGAAGAGAATTGCTATGAACTATGAACCAAAGGGTGGTGCATATGAGTTTAGTTATGTCAATCAAGGTTTAATTACCTTGGAACAAGTCTCAATGGATTTAAGTTATGAAGAACCTGGAGGTATGGATGATAGTGATGGAACGTTATCCCAAGAGCGAGAGCGAGATGCGTTGCAAAGTGGAGCGAGAGATGATGCAGAGGCTTAGAAACCATTATTATCAAAAACTCATAGATGAACGCCAAAGAGAGGTCGACATATTGGCTCAAAGTGGAGAGATTAAGAAAGGGAATTGAGCGTAAATATGAGAAAGAGATAGCAAATAGCATTACTAAGCAATTTAAAAGATTTGCAAGTGATGTTAAGAGATTTGGGGTGGATGGGGCAAGGTCAAGGTTAGGTTTGGAGATGTGGGAGAGTGAAATGATTAAGATCTTTGAAAGAATGTACAAGGAAACCGTTATCACCTTTGGTAATGCCACTTATCGTGTTTTAAAAATACAAGCCAATCAAAAGGCCGAAAATTTTGGATTTAATGCGGAGTGGACACGAGAGGTAATGCAATTTTTGACACAACAAGGGTTTGTTATGGTTAGTGATATAACCAAAACAACTAAAGATAAGTTATTATCAATTCTGGCAAAAGGTATAGAGGATGGATTAGATATTGATAATATTGTAAAACTTATTACAAGTGATGAAAATATTGGTTATTCACTTTTTAGAGCGAGGAGGATTGCCAGAACCGAGGTGATGAGAGCATCAAATATTGGTGCAATGAAGGGCGCACAAGCGCATAACTTTCAAGTCGATAAGGTTTGGATTAGTTCGAGGGATTTGAGAACGAGAAGGATACCACGCGATGAGTTTGATCACTTGCGATTGGATGGGACAACGGTTGATTTGGATGCAACATTTAATACTACTGGTAAAAATGGTCAACAAGTTGAGGCAATGCAACCTGGTGACATCACACAACCAGCGGCTTTTACAATTAATTGCCGATGTACAGTTGGTTTTGTACCAAAAAGGGATGCAAGGGGAAGATTAATATTTAAACCAAGAACAAATAGTGTTTCCATTGATATTATTGATCAGCCAATAAAAATTACACAACAACAAACAATATCACAAGCAAATAATAAAAATCAAGCAAAGAGTAACATAAAAACTATATTTGAAAATAGGACTAATTTAAAAATTAATAAAATATCTATTTCAGATGATTTAGATATAAATCAACTAAATAAAAGAATTGAAGCATTAGATAATTTAACAAACGAATATAATATATCACCGATAATAAAAAATGAACCACCAACTAATGTAATATTTAAAAGCACGAAAAATTCATATGGATATGTTACATATATAGGAAGTGGTGATAAATTAAAAAATATGAACTTTGGTGATAAAACTGATTCATACAATACTCGTAAATTTAATGAATACGATAGATTTATTAGATCAAAAAGTAGAGTTGATGAAAAAAATATTGACATAGCAACAACTGTACACGAATTTGGTCATTTAATTGGGATTGATGTACAAAAAAATAATTTGAAAGCACCAGAATGGTTTAAAAAATGGTTTTCAGAAATTAGAGAAATAGAAATAAATTATTATAAAGAGATTAGAGGTTATAATATGGATAAAGATTTTTATAATATGAATCAAATATCTTTAGGTAAATATGCTTCAACTAATACTAATGAATTTATTGCGGAGGCATTTACTGAATATAAATTAAGTAGTAATCCAAGTAAATATGCAATTTTAGTTGGTAAATCTATTGATAAATATTTTAAAAAATAAAAAATGGAAGCCGTTGACTTGGTTTGTTTTAACTGTAAGCATTTTAGACTTTTTGAAAAAGGTTGTGATGCCTTTCCAAATGGAATTCCAGCAGAAATTACTATTGGAGAGAATAAACACAATCAACCACTACCAAACCAAAAAAATAACATTGTTTTTGAAAAATTAAAAGAAGAAGATGCCAGTTGAAAGATGCAAAAATGGTAAATGGAGGATCGGAGATGGTGAGTGTGTATACAGTTCAGAGGCCAATGCCAATGCGGCTTATCGAGCCTATTTGGCTGAGGAGGGAAATGAAGAAAAGGAAGAAACTTACAACGATTATCCGGAGGCAGCGACTAACAATGCCAAACGTGCGTTGAAGTATAAAGAGGAGAATGGGAGTTCGTGTGGTACACCCGTTGGATGGACTCGTGCAAGGCAACTGGCTAACCGTGAGAAAATATCACGTGATACTATCGCTCGTATGGCATCATTTAAAAGACATCAACAAAATAAAGATGTTCCTTATGATGAAGGGTGCGGTGGGATTATGTGGGATTGCTGGGGAGGAACATCAGGAATAGAATGGGCAATTCGTAAATTAGAACAAATAGACAATAAAAAAAGTATGTTATATTCTTACAAAAGCCTCGATATGGAGGTTAAAGACGTAGACGTAAAGCAAGGAATTGTTAGCGGTTACTTTAGTGCCTTTGGTATGGTTGACTCCGATGGCGATATGATGATGCCAGGAGCGTTTAAGCGCAGTATACAAGATTGGGGACCAGAGGGTAAGGGTCGCATCAAGCACCTACTCAACCACGACCCATCAAAGCCATTGGGTAAGATAATGGAGTTAAGCGAAGATAATTATGGCTTAAAGTACGTTAGTCAAGTAGGAACGCATAGCTTGGGTAAGGACTTTGTGAAGATGATTGAGAGTGATTTGATTCACGAGCATAGCATTGGCTTTAGGACACTACGAGACCAAAAGGCAAGTGACCATAACGAGATTCACGAAGTGATGCTTTATGAAGGTTCATCATTGACTGCTTGGGGAGCAAATGAGCATACACCACTTTTGGGAATGAAGAAATTAAAGAGTTTGGAAGAAATCCAAAATCAAATAAAGGCATTTGAGAAGTTTGTTCGTAATAGTGATGTTACCGAGGAAACTATCGACCTATGCCTTATCAAAGTTAAACAACTCGCACAAGCACTTGAAATGATGAGTAGCACCGAGGCAGCCGAAGTAGCACCTCCGCAGCAAAAAGAAGAAGAAGTGCAAGTGGGTTCATTAATATCAATAATAAATAAATTCTAAAGAAAATGAGTGAATTGAAAGCATTTGAGTCTGCACTTGAGAGCAAGTTGGCAGAACAAAAGGCTGAAGTTGCTGCCGTGACCGAGAAGGCTGCCAAGCAATTTGAAGCTAAGGTTGAGCAAATCAACGAAGAAATGACCAAGTCTAACAAGGCTATTGTTGAGGCATTGGAAGAAGTTAAAGAAGCTAAGGCTGCTTTTGGTAAATTGTCTGCAAAGGCTGAATCTAAAGTTGCCGTTTCTTATAACGACCACATCAACGCTATCAAAGCCGAGATTGGTAATGTTATCGAGAAAGGTTGGAACGACATCAAGAACGCCGCTAAAAATGGTGGTCGTGGTTTCGCTGCTGATCTTGATCTGAAAGCAGTTGGTGTAATGACATTGGGTAACAACCTCACTGGTTCTGCTTACGTATCTTACGTAGACAACCCATATATGAGGTCTTTTGTTAACCCACACTTGCGTAGTGTGTTTAACATCATCCCAGTTTCTACCGGTTCAGTATCTTTCCCACGTGGTAACTCACCAGTTGGCGAAGGTTCTTTCGGTAAGCAAACCGAGGGTAGTGGTAAACCTCAAGTTGATTACGATGTAACCGTAGTAAATACTGCGTTGTCTTTCATCGCAGGTTATGCTAAGGTTTCTCGTCAAATGATTGATGACCTTCCATTCCTTCAAGCATATCTTCAGCAGTCTTTGATTGAAGATTTCCAAAAGGCAGAAGACACCTATTATCTGAACGCTATTGCAGCTTCAGCTACCGCTGGATCATCTTCTGGTGCTAACACCGCAGAGAAGTTCATTGATTATTACGCTCAATTGGGTGCATTAGGATGGACTCCAAACATTGCATTGACCACACACGCTGGTTGGGCAGGTTTGTTGAAAACAAAGCCATCTGACTACTCTGTACCTGGTGGTGTTGTTATCGATGCTCAAGGAAATGTAAGAATCGCTGGTGTTCCAGTTATTCCTCACGCCCTTGTAACTTCATCTAAAATCTACTTGATGGACTCAAGCAAGTTCGCTATTGCGCAGCAAAGCGGTTTGTCTGTTCGTTCTACCGAGTTCGATCAAGATGACTTCATTAAGAACCTCATCACATTCCGTTGCGAGGCTCGTTGCGAACTTCTCCAGTTCCAACCATCTGCTGCGGTTTATGGTGCTATCTAATAATGAAAAGCCAATAAACGGGGGAGGGAGTTTTCTCTCCCCTATTTTTTTATGACACACGTTATAATAGGTGCGATGGATGGGGTAAGCTATGACGATATATTTGATCGTCTTGGCGAGGATGACGTGGTTTTATTTGTTGAACCTATATCTTATCAATTTGAAAAGCTAAAAGAAAACGTAAAAAAATTGAAGTGTCAAGTATTCCTTGACAACTCTGCAATATCTGATTGCAAAGAGGATTTAGTAATGGCCTATGTGCCACCAAAGTATTTAAAAAATCACGAAGATTTTATAAGGGGGTGTAGTAGTGTGGTCAAGTTTGATAAACCACTTAATAGATATTTGGCAGAGATAGATGAGGCATCTTTAGAATACCACGAAACAAAAGCAATATCATTTGATATGTTAATGGATAAGTGGGGATTGGGAAAGGTTGACTATGTGCAAGTGGATTGTGAGGGATATGACCAAAAAATAGTAGATAGCATAGACTTGATAAAATATAACATAAAGACATTAAAATTCGAAATTCACTATGTAAATTTGGATTTTATTAACTATTTTTCGCAAAAATGGCCTCAATATAAACAAACTATTAAAGGAGCGGACATTGTTTATGAATATACTTTTTAGCATCCATCTTTATTTGCCAAAACACTCGTGTGGTGCGGAGCATTACGCCCATACACTTATAAAATATTTACAAAGTAAAGGTCATCAAGTTAAGGTGCTTTTGCATCAGGCAAATTACTATCGAATAAATAATAACTATACTTATGATGGTGTTGATGTATTCCCACCAAATCAAAATGTAATTGATAGTTTATTAAGATGGTCAAATTGTGTTTTTACCCATTTAGATTATACAAAATGGACAATTGGTATTTGTAACTTATATAAAAAACCAGTTTTCCATTTAATTCACAATACGCATACATACCCAGAGATTGTAAATGCACATAATCCACAATACATTGTCTATAACTCAAAGTGGGCAAAAAAGGAACTTAATTATAAATGGGATAACTTTACATTAACGCCACCCGTTGACTATCGTGAGTTTGACTTAGGGCAAGACCCAATAAATAATGAGTATATTACACTCATTAATTTGAACGAAAACAAGGGTGGTAAGATATTTGAAAGCATAGCAAGGGCATTACCAAATAAGTCATTTTTAGGTGTTCTTGGTTCATATGATGAACAAATAACCCAAAAATTAGATAATTTGGTCATAATGCCTAACTCGCCCGACATTAAAAATGCACTTGCCAAGACTCGAATACTATTAATGCCGAGCAAATATGAGAGTTGGGGAATAACTGCCACCGAAGCGATGAGTAATGGCATACCCGTTATTTGTAGTGAGGCCGAAGGACTGAAAGAAAATTGCGCCTATGCTGGTACTTATATAAAGGATCGTGATAATGTTAAAAGTTGGGTGGAGGCTATTACAAAGTTGGATGACAAAAAAACGTATTCCGAACTCTCCAAGAAGTCCCGAAAAAGAGCGAAAGATCACGACCCAAGGAAAGCACTTGATGAATTTGAGGCCTGGATGCGAGAAAAGGTTAATAAATATTATCAATAATGGCGATTTATATAGACGGAATAACGATATTGGCTGACGCAGTAGTTGAGCCAGTTTCTATGACTGATGTAAAAAATTGGATGAGAGTTGAGTATAGCACCGATGATGATTTAATTAATGATTTAATTACAAGCGCAAGACTGCATTTAGAAAAACTAACCGGAAGGTCTTTGACAAATAAATTAATACGCGCTGATATTGAATGTAGTGGAACACAACCACAAGTTTGGATGATAAACTTACCTTATAATCCATTAAATTGTGTTGATGAGGTTAAATATAAGACTGGTATTAATACCTATACTACATTAACTAAAAATGATGACTACGAAATTATTGGAGGTAAACTTTGGGTATATGCACCAGGATTTTATCAAATTAAATATCAAGCTGGATATGGAACTTTACCCGAAGATTTGCAAACTGATATATTGACTCTTGTAACTTGGTCATATGAAAATCGTGGTAAAAAAATGAATGCAGACCCAAGTTCAAGTATTTCTCAATATCCATTTTGGGATGGACTTAATTATCATCAATATAAAGTAGCATATCCATAATGGCAAAAGGTGTAAGCATAAAAATTAAGGGTGTTGAAGAAACACTAAAACGTATCAAGGAAACTGCCGATGATATGAAAAAAGAAATTGATTTTGCAATGGCCATCAATGTTGAATCAATGGCTACTAATGCAAAACAATTAGCACCCGTAGATACTGGTAGGTTAAGAAATTCAATTTCAGTAAAGAAAGAAAAAGAATTTAATTATACAATAGTTGCTCAAACCAATTATGCCGCATATGTTGAATTTGGAACTGGTAATTTATTTGTACAATTGCCAGAGCAATATTGGAATGATTTAGCAGAACAATTTAAGGCAAGACCAAGGAAAAGATTAGTAAATTTAAAACCAAGGCCATTTTTAAGACCAAGTGTAAATAGATTTTACCCAATATTAATAGAAGACATAAAAGAAATACTTAACAAAAATAGAACATTATAATGCTTGATTGTGCAAATAATGTGAGATCAATTTATCTTAATACCTTAAATGGTCATATAACCTATAATGGTAAAGATGTGCCAGTTTATGGACAATCTCCATTTAAAACACCTCCACAAAATTATGTCATAATTTCAGAGATAAATGAATCATCAAATAATACGAATCATACATTTCAAAATGAAGTGGAAGTAGTTATTGATATTTTATCTCAACAATATAGAATTAATGATTTAGGAGTTGTTGATAATATAGCCTCACAAATACTTAATTTATTAATACCAGATACAAACGTAAATGGTTTTAGTGATGCAAATTTTGAGGTATTCCCAATGGGTAGAACACAATCAAGATATTTGCCAATGAGCGATGGTGAAAACTATATTGCTCGAAAAATAATAACAATTAATAATTTAGTAAATCAAAAATAAAACAATAGAAAAATGGGACAACAAATTCAAGGCAGTTTACAACACATCGAAATTGA